GGCTATTGCCAAGAAAAGCGCCGCCCTGGCCCAGCTCATCCGGGCCGCGAGCGACCTGGGTGGATCGGCGCGGGGTACCGCGAAGTGGCGGCGGGACTTCGAGACGGAGATCAAGCAGCAAGCCGCCGAAGTCGCCGCCAAATCAGCTCAGGCTGCGGGCGTCTCGCCGGAAACCATCGCGCGAATCCGGCGCGACGTGCTGGGGATGGCAGCATGATTCGCGATCTACTGCTTTGTGGCGTTGTGGTCATCTTGGTGGTCGCCATTTTTGTTTGCTTGCTGGCTGCAATCCTCATCACGGCGACCCAAGGAGCCATCGTCCATGGGTAACGCCCGCATCATCCCCCCCAACCCGGACGGCCTGTTCCTGCCCTTCCAGGAGCGCTGGATCAAGGACCGCTCCCGCCTCAAGCTGATGGAAAAGTCGCGCCAGATCGGCATTTCCTGGTCTACCGCCTATGCGGGCGTCGAGCGCACCGCCGAGGCCGGGGTGCGCCACGATCAATGGGTGTCCAGCCGCGACGATATCCAGGCCCGCCTCTTCCTGGAGGACTGCAAGATGTTCGCCCAGGTACTCAACATCGCCGCCCAGGATTTGGGCGAAGTCGTCATTGACCCCAAGGAGAAAATTACCGCCTACGTGCTGCGCTTTGCCAGCGGCAAGCGGATCAACTCCATGTCCTCGAACCCGGACGCCCAGGCCGGTAAGCGCGGCGGGCGCATTCTGGACGAGTTCGCTCTGCATCCCGACCCTCGTAAGCTGTGGGCCATCGCCTATCCTGGCATCACCTGGGGCGGTTCGCTCGAAGTCGTCTCGACCCATCGCGGTTCGCACAACTTCTTCAACGGTCTGATCCGCGAAGTGCGGGAGCGCGGCAATCCCAAGGGGGTCAGCCTGCACCGCGTCACGCTCCAAGACGCGCTCGACCAAGGTTTTCTGTTCAAGCTGCAAGGCTCGTTGCCCCAGGACCACGAAGTCCAGGGCATGGACGAGATTGCCTATTTCGACTTTGTGCGCTCCGGCTGCGCCGACGAGGAAAGTTTCCAGCAGGAGTACATGTGCCAGCCCGCCGACGACGACGCGGCCTTCCTGGAATACGGCCTCATCGCCGCTTGCGAATACCCGAGCGGCGAGACGTGGGAACTCGACTGCGCCACCGCCGAACGGGAGGCCCGCCAGCGTGAGCTTTACGCCGGGATGGACATAGGCCGCAAGAAAGACCTCACGGTGCTGTGGATCGTTGAGCGCCTGGGGGAAATGCTCTACACCCGGAAAGTGATCCGGCTCCAGAACATGAGTAAGCCCGAGCAGGAAAAAGAGTTGTGGCCCTGGCTGCGCCTAGTGCGCCGCGCCTGCATCGACTACACCAGCCTCGGCATTGGCTGGGGCGACGACGCCGCCGCCGAATTCGGGGCCAGCAAAATCGAGCTGGTGACTTTTAGTCCGCGCATCAAGGAAGAATTGGCCTATCCGATCCGGGGCAAAATGGAAGACAAGCGCCTCCGCATCCCCTACGACCCCAAAATCCGGGCCGGGCTACGGGCCGTCACCAAACAGGTCACACTGGCAGGCAATGTCCGCTTCACCGCCGAGCGCACCCCGGACGGCCACGCCGACGAATTCTGGGCGCTCGGGCTGGCGGTCCATGCGGCCTCGTCGCCCGCCGCGCCCATCGAGTACACCCCCATCCCCAGCCGCCGCGACGAACGCGACCGCGACGAGCGTGCCCACGACGCCGGTCGCGCCGAGCGGGACGGCGGCTGGTAAGGAGCAACCATGGTCCAAATCGTCGATCACCGGGGCAACCCGATCCAAACCAACCAACTGGCCGAGCCGCAGACGGCCCGGTACCAGAATCTGCAACGCGAGTTCGCGGGGCACCCGAGTCGCGGCCTGACGCCGGCCAAACTCGCCAGCATCCTGCGGGAGGCGGAGGACGGCAATCTCATCGCCCAGCACGAGCTTTGGCTCGACATGCTGGAAAAGGACGGCCACATCTTCAGCGAGATGCAAAAGCGGCAAATGGCCGTGAAAAAACTGGATTGGCAGATCATGCCGCCCCGTAAGCCCAGCGACGAAGAAAAGGCCCAGGCCGCGCTCTTGGAAGAGCTGATCCGCGATAACTTCGATATGCCCGGCCTGGTGCTGGATACCACCGACGCCATCGGCCATGGTTTCGCTTGCATCGAATATGATGGTTGGGGCGATGTTGGCAGCTACCGCCTGCCCCAGCGTCCGACCCATCGCCCCCAAGGGTGGTTTCAGCTCGATTGGGAGACCCGCACCGAGATCCGCCTGCGGGACGGCAGCGCGTCCGGTGCGCCGCTCAATCCGTTCGGATGGATCAGCCACGTCCACCGCTCCAAGTCGGGCTATATCGGGCGCGGCGGCTTGGTCCGCGTCCTGGCCTGGCCATATCTGTTCAAGAACTACAGCGTCCGCGACCTGGCCGAGTTCCTCGAAATCTACGGCCTGCCGGTCGGTCTGGGCAAATACCCGAACGGCGCAAGCGAAAAAGAAAAGGCTACGTTGCTGAAGGCGTTGCTTTCTATCGGTCACAACGCCCGCGGCATTATCCCGGAGGGCATGGCTATTGAGTTTGAGGCTGCCGCCGAAGGCGGGTCCGATCCGTTCGTGGCGATGATCAACTGGTGCGAGGCGAGCGAGTCCAAGGCGATTCTGGGCGGTACGTTGACCTCGCAAGCTGGGGAGGTCGGGAGTCATTCTCTGGGGCAGGTCCACGACGATATCCGCAAGGACATCCGCGACGACGACGCGGGCCAGGTCGGCCAGGTGCTGACCCGCGACCTGGTCTATCCTGTCGCGGCACTGAACAACTTGCTGCCCGCCGATCCCAGTCGCCGCCACCGCTTGGTGTTCGACACCGGCGAGCCGGAAGACCTCAAGCTGTATTCGGAAGCATTGCCGAATCTGGTGGACCGGGGCGTGATGATCCCGGTGTCCTGGGTACGGGAAAAGCTCCGCATCCCCGCGCCGGATGGTAACGAGCCGGTGCTACAGGCGATGGGACAAGTCGCGCCCATCATGCCGCCCAAGGTGGTTGCGAACCATGCCCATGCGGGCGGCTGCTGCCCGCCAATGCCCATCGCCGCCCTGGCCGCGCAATATCCCGACCAGGCCGCCATTGATGCCGCCCTGGCCGCGCTGACGGATGGCCAGCTACAGGGGCAGATGGCCACGATGCTGCGTCCGGTCCTGGCGCTGGCCCAGAGCCAGCCCGAGCAGCTCCTGGAGCGGCTGGCGGGGCTTTATCCCGAGATGGATGATTCGGCGCTGGTGGAGCAGTTGGCGCGGGTGATGTTTGTGGCGGAGACGTGGGGGCGACTCAATGGTTGATGAAGTTAAAAAAAGCCTTCTTGAACGGTTGCGCCCCTATTCATTTATGGATGCAGGCGCTCCACGGGAAGCAGCGGAGGAAATTGAGCGGCTGCAAAAAGATGCGGCCTTACTTCGCGCAGCGCTGATTGGTTTGATTGGGGTTGAATCAAAACAGGAATTGCAGGGTATGGAGTTGGCGATACGAGCGCTGCCAGTGCCCGAGGCGGATAAGGCGATTTCGATCAACGCAATCCATGCGCTTTTGGCGACCATGCCCAATGCCTGAGCCCATCGACCTCGCCTACGCCATCGGCCTGGCCCCGAAGGACGCCATCGCCTATTTCGAGTCCAAGGGCTACGTCATCTCCTGGAACTGGTACGACGTGTGGCAGGAAGCCCACGCGGTGGCGTTCACCGTGGCCAAGGCCGCCAAGCTGGAAGTCCTGCAAGCCATCCGCGATGCTGCCCAGCAAGCCCTGGCCGAAGGTGAAACCCTCACGACCTTTAGTCGCAAGCTCGAACCCAAGCTGAAAAGCCTGGGCTGGTGGGGCGAACAGGTCGAGGTCGATCCCAATACCGGCGAAATCCTCAAGCGCTGGCAGGCCGGTTCGCCCTGGCGACTGAAAACCATCTACCAGACCAACACCCAGACCGCCTACAGCGCGGGCCGCTGGAAAGCCGGGATCGAAAACGCCGACAACGAACCCTATGGCATGTACGTCGCCGTCATGGACCGACGCACCCGCCCGGCCCACGCCGCACTGAACGGCAAGGTGTGGAGGCTCGATAGCCCGGTGTGGGACGTGATCGCGCCCCCGAATGGGTTCGGCTGCCGGTGCCGATTGCGCTTCCTGGCCGAAGACCAGGCCCAGGACCGCAACCCGGACAGCGATTACACCGTCATCGAACGGGAAATGCCCGTCGGCACCGATCCTGAAGGCAATCCGATCATGCGGACCCAGCGCGGCATCCGCACCCAGCACCTGGGTCGCGAGACGGACCTATGGGCCGACGTGGGTTGGGACTACAATCCTGGCGCGGCCAAATGGGGCGGGCCGGACCCGCGCAAATTCGACGCGGACCTGTTTGCGCTATATAAGGAGTCCGGGCCGTGAGTTTGATTAAAATCGAGCTAGACGGCGGCGCGGAAATCAATGCGGCTCTGGGCCGCCTGGGCGCGCTGATGGGCGACATGACGCCCTTGATGCGCCAATTTGCCGGGATCATGGCTCGCTCAGTTGAGGAGAATTTCGACCGCGAGCAAACGCCGGACGGTCATTCCTGGGAGCCGCTCAAGCCCGACACCATCAAGGCCAGGGAGCGCCACGGCTATTGGCCGGGGAAAATCCTCCAGCAGCGCGGGGCGCTGGCCGCCAGCATTTCCCGCGAGTTCGGACGCGATTACGCCCTGGTCGGCACTAACAAGGAGTACGCCGCAATCCACCAATTCGGCGGCGACATCCCCATCGCGGCCCGG